ATCGAAATACATGATTCAACAAATTGTTGAGTTAATTTGTGAGAACATATTTTACAAAAAGGTCTAGAAGTCAGCAAGTAGCCGGTAAAAAAAATCCAAGCCGCATACAAATATGGGGGACTTGGTAAAAAATATGGAGGAATGCACCTCCAACGGCTAGTAAATAGCTAACGGTAACTACTGTTGTGCCAAATCTTTACGCTCCAACCAGACAGCATTGAAGAAGACTTCAAAGATCACCCAAACCTGGGTCGTCGAACTTGCATCTAAAGATTGTATCATAAGCGTAAAGACAGATTGCTCTGTAGGATTAGCAGCATTAGATCCTTGTAAAGTAGGATCCATAACAGCCTTCCTGCCAAATTCACGGGCGCAGTTCCAGCCAAGCCGTAGTTTCACCGGCTCATGGGGTACTGTTAGTAAACCCTTGATCCGGGCTCCTGTCTGTTCTGCGCAGGCCGTGAACGAGGCAGGCGTTGTAGTAGTATCATCATTGAGAAAAAGACACACACCAGTAGGAACGCTAGTAGCGTTCGCAAACATAACGGTAGCCTGAATGTATGAACTTTCGACAGCAAAATGATTGTAAATTGCTGCCATATTATCGAAATACATCGGTTGATGAGTAGCAGGGGACGGTAAAAAGAGTCCGTTAGCAACTACATTCTCGATATCAACGGCACCGCTGGTGCCTGTCATACCAACTCCGAGAACCCATTTATGCTTCATCTGCATACGGGGCGGAAACCCCGGAGACTTGATGCCGCGGTACAAAGGAACGCGAGCATTAGTTCCACCAAAAAATCGACGCACTGCTGTCGTAGTTGCCGGTCGAAACCGTCTACTCGTCTTTCTCTTGGCGAAGGTGGAACGTCGCGCCATTCTCGGTCGTTTGGATCTACTGACGTTCTTGGGAACAGAAATAATCTTCACGCGCTTAGCAGGACGCGCGAGAGGTTGCGCCGGGGAGAGCTTTGGTGGTTTGGACTTCGGAGGCTGAGCTGGTACCGGCGCTAAAGCTTTATATAAATGCCTAGCGCTCCAAGCAGTGCTAACAGCCCTATTAGTAGTAGTAACAAAACGGTAGATACCAGATCCAACATCAGCTAACCTAGCTGACACAGCACCAAACAACAAAGCTCTTTGGAACGGATCCATTTGTGAGTGTGAAAAGCTTGAAGTCGACACAAACCTTACGGGGTATACCACACGCGGATATACAATCGACTGTCAATCATAGTGCACCACTGTACCCGGGTATGGTGCAGTGGTGCATGGTGCACTGGTCTAGGTAATATTGGCTAGACCAGTTACCAGGGTATCACCGCCGGTAGTTTTAATAAACTTTGGCACTGAATTCAACGTGCACGGCGGCTCATAACAGGCGCCAAAGGCGCCTACCGCGTCGTTCACGACCGCTTCGCTCGGGCTTCGCCCGCGTGACCGACTTGCCATTTTTCAAGGAACGTCATTACTAGTTAAGGTATCGTGACATGGTTCTACACCATGTCGTTTTCTTCAACACTAATATCAATTACTTCTTGATGGTCTGGATGTACCGGGTTAACAACGACTGTAGTCGCTCCTGTTGAGACAGGATTAAGAGAGCGCATAATCACGGGAGTTACCACATCCGGAAGAACAAGGTCAGCAACTCCCATATTAGGTTCGGTTTCACCAGGACTACCAAACCAACGGACATTCAGTCGGCGCATAATCGGATCGTAATCCTTAGTGCCTCCCCAAATCTCCCATGGATGATAATTGGAAGTGATATAAATAACCGGCGGACGAATCTGTCGAATTCCGCCTTTATAATCACACCCAAGCTTATACATATCAAGCCATTGCTTAAGATGGTCTGTAAGCGCTTTTGCACAGTCAAGGCCGAGATCATCAATGATAGCTCCCTGTCCGTGCTCATAGTGGTCCCACCACTTGTTATGAGTCTTAACATAGTATCCTTCAGGATAAGCTGCGTCAAGGCTTTCACGAGCCAGCCTGGACTTCCCGGTTCCAGTATTGCCCCAGAACCAAAAATGTTTAGTCCCTGGCGGCAAATTAGCAACACGCGCAGCGTGGCGATCATGGATCGCATGAACGTTCTTGAGCTGACACAAATAGATCTGAGGATCAATATCACAAAATCGTCCCGCTTTAGCTGCAGCAAGGGCATTCGCCCAACGCTGCCGTTCCCTACCTCCAGGATTGACCGGGATAGGTTCACCATATTCAACGAAATCATCAGTCGGCGTCTTTGGTGGTTTCAAGCCGAGGCAATAATCACGATTCTCAACCTCGTCACCCTTAGCAACAGCCCAGTAAACTGTTGTTGCTTCTGGCCACTTCTTCAATTCCGTAATACGTGCCCTCTTCTTCAACTGGATGTACCCTTGCAAATGCACCTGACCGGTGGTCGGCGCAACCTCAAATCCCGCGACAAGATACTTGCAGTGGTCTTGGGCGTATTCAATAAATCTATCGACATGCTCTCGCATGGGTTGGTTCTTGGAGGGGTCACCAAAGTTGAATGTAAAGCAATAATTAGTATGCTGATTACGATCAGCAACCATGTCTGAAGCCATTCTACGATATCGAAATACATGATTCAACAAATTGTTGAGTTAATTTGTGAGAACATATTTTACAAAAAGGTCTAGAAGTCAGCAAGTAGCCGGTAAAAAAAATCCAAGCCGCATACAAATATGGGGGAC